TTTTAGCAGTAAGCGACTTAGTAAATGCTCTTTTGATTTGTGCTTTAGTTGCACCTTCATCAACCTCAAATTCAGAATCATTTGCAAGAGCAGCAGATGATAGTCCAAAGTAAATATGGTATCCACATCCTTTAATCGACACTGATTTTGTCTTTTTCCAATTAAGTCTGTGCTTTTCAACCTCTGGACTATTGTAATCATCACAGTTGATGCGAAGGAAAGTGGAAAGTTCTCTTGGTGGCATGATACGAATACCAACAAAGTTTACATCAGGATAAGTATCACGAAGGTCTTGGAGTAGAACTGGTGTGAATGTAGACCAGTTGTCACCTGTTCGATATGTTTTACCTGTCTTACGATTACGTAGGAAACAACTGTTGTCTATTGAACGTTCTCCCATGTATGGTTTGCTTTCCCATCCTCTCTGAACTTCTTGGTGATAGTTTAATTGATATGCTTCGCCATCTGTAAGAATTACACAATTAACTTTCTCAACACCATTTTCTTTACGGAACTGTGGAATGATTTTGTGTAGTGCCACGATTGACTCATTGAGTGGAGTTCCTGATAATGAAAGTCCATGAGGAATAATTCTATGTGAATTATAATTACAGAATGATGTAGCAATACGGAAGAAATTGATTAGTTGTTTCTCCAAGTTTTTACCACGAACCTTACTGGTAAATATATTCATCAAACTAAAACCTGGTCTAATTTTAAATAATCCATTCTTTGCTTCATAAGATTGCTTTGCCATACCTTCCTCATCCACATTAGGGAAGTTTTCAGTGAAAGCATAAACCTCAAAAGGTATTTGAACTTTATTACAAAACCAGATTAGATTGTAAAGTTGCTTAAGAGTATCTAACATCTCACGAGCCATTGAACCAGACCAATCAAGAACAAATATCAGTCCATGATTTTTACCATCTGGAGTAATAGAAACTTTTTTGAATAGGTCTTCATTGTATTTGTAAGTATGTAATTTACTTGTATCAAGAATACCAGTGCGACTTGTAGTAATACGAGCATAAGCACCCGCAGACTTCTTCATCTCAAACTCTTTGACAAGATAATTAACTTCTTTCTGTGCTTCTTTTTTGAACTTAAGAAACTCTCTATCTGCTTCTGCGATACATTTAATTCCTTCCTCCAAACTATAAATCATCCAATCTCTTTCGGAACCTTGAATCTTACTTCTTTCCTCAAGATCCTTACGAATATCTGCGAAATGAGCATCACATAATCCATGAATAACTTCATTGTCAATAATGATTTGGTCTATATCAACATCAGGTAATTCTAGATAATGATTTTCTAAACCATTCATATTGGCAAGATTTTTGATAGATTGTTCAAGACTTTCAGCAGTCTCAACCATACTATCAGTTTTACCAATACCCATACCACCACCAAGAGATTTTGCTTCTTGAGATTCTCCATTGTCATCATCACCAGATTCTTCTTCGAGTAAAGATTCTGCATCTTCAGATGAACCTTCACCATCTTCACCTTCGTCAAATCCAGATCCACTACCTTGACCATTTTGATTTCCTTCCATTTCAAATTCAGAATCTTGCTCTGTCTCTTGCTCTTGCTTTTTCTTCTCAATTTCGTCTAAGCAATATTCATAGATTAATTTAGATACTTCTAATACATCTTGGAATGTTTCACAAGAACCAACACGGTCTACAAGTGTCTGCTCATAATCTGTGAATGAAATTCTGTAATGTGATCCAATCTTGAAAAATAAATTAATACGATCAGCAAGAGTTAGTTTTGTGATATCTTTTTTCTTAACTTGAAAGAAATCCTGACTGTGTAGTTCTGTATATCCTTTGTAGAAAGTTTTTGTGATGCCATCATAACGACGCTTCATTAACTTCTCGATACGAGCATCTTCTACTACATTGACAACATTTGGATTGATTTTATGTTCTTTGTACCACTCGTCGCTAGGTGTGTAGAGTGCGTGTCCTACTTCATGACTTACCAACATATCAACAACTTGTTCTGTTGTATTTTCCCACATAGGTAGAGTCAATACTCGACTTACAACATTGAATGATGCAGTCTCAACTTTTTTATGCTCTACAACAAGGTCTTCTGTGGCAAGTAATTTAGCAAGTTGTGATTTAATTTCGTATTGGATTGTCATTGGGATTTCTGTTTGATATATTCATTATACAGAAAAACCCCACCAAAGGTAGGGTTGAGTGGACACTTTTTTAACTGTCTATACTTCTTATACGTTCCAATATATTTATCGTAGGAGACCATCCTAAACTACGTAATTTAGTAGTATCTGCACATAAACTATCAGGTTCATTTAAAACATCTTTAATTGGCAAAGAACCTCTTCCTAAGGCATCTGCCAAATCAAGAACAGAAGTTTCTTGTCCTGTTCCAATATCAATAGGACCTGTAAAAGTGCTTGGAATTAAACGACATATTGCTTCGGCAACATCGTGAACATGTATCCAATCTCTTTTATGTCTTGTCAAATATTTTGCTGTGTTGTCCACTAACATACGATAAAGCATATCTTCTCGACTATTCTCCTCTGCCCATACATTAAAGAATCTCATACCCACACTATTTGGAGGTGCTTGAATTTCATTGACTTTCTTCGTCATTGAATATGGATTCATCCACCAGACATGTGCTCCTGCTGAACTTGCGTATAATAATCTAATATTATTCTCTCCACAATAATCAAAAAGAGGTTTAGATTTCTCTACATTGTTTTCCCAAAATTTATTTGGATTTTCAATACTATCTCGAAGAGCAGCAAAAGCAGCTAAATGTATCACAACATCATAGGGATCATTATCAGGAAAATTAAAATCCCTAATATCATCGGGAAAGTCAACTCCTTCAATTAAACTACTTTTAAATTTATCTTGAAGAAAATCAAAAACATAACTGCCAATAAAACCTCTATGTCCAGTAATTAAAATCTTCATACCACTCCAGTTGCATAATCTAATGCTTTTTTTGCTGTTGTCATTAGTTTGACTTTATTATAGTCTCTCGCATACGGAACTGTCAAGGCAAATCCAAGTAAATCTGATTCGGGATCATCAGGTATTCCTACAGGTTGTACAAAAAATATACCTGCGTGTGCTACGCATTTCCAACCTATATCTACAAAACCCAATTCTCTTAATGCACATTCCAACTTCAAAGAATCACATGCGTCTTTTAAAATCATACGGATATCCGAACTTAAAATTATTTATTCTCCCGCAATCTCCCTTGAAACCATAGTTGAAAATCCTTTGACTTTATCAAAAGTAAGAACACTTTGGAACTTATCATTTAATTCTGTTTTATGTGAAATCACAAAAACATTCGCACCTTTGATTACATATCGAATAATTTTAAGAAACTCATCTGTACCAAATCCATCAAGTGATGAATCAAATACTTCATCCATGATTAGTAGATTTGTATTAACTGAGTTCTTAACTCTTGCAACTTCTCTCCAAGTGAATAGTAATGCTAAGTCAATACGCATCTTCTCCCCTTCACTAAAAGAAGAGTATGAGAAATCCTCATGGATAGGTGACTTAACAGTTTCACTGAACTCTTCATCCAAAGTGAAATTGATATAGAAATCCATCAGGTGTAGATATCTATTTACCTGTTGATTAATAAATGGTAGATATTTTTTAATTATTTTTGTCTTGACTCCATCATCCTTCAGAAGAGAATATGCAAAATCATAGTAATTGATATTTTGTCTCTTCTCAGATAGTTCTTCGATTGTTGTTTGGAGATTCTTTTTAAACTCTTTTAGTTTCTCATGTTCAGTATTTCTATTCTTAGATTGTTCGGTAGTAGTTTGAATTTCTGATTCCAAATCTCTGATCTGTCGTTGAAAACCAGAGATTTTAGTGTTGTTTTTAGAAATGCCATTATTGAGTTTAGTAATCTCCTTTGATAATTGATTGAACTGACGCTCTCGGTCTTGCTCTTTTTTGATGGTATCTTCAAGGTCTTGATAACCTTTTTTGAGTTCCTTTGCTTTAGTTTGAACGTCATTAATTCTATTTAATCTGAAAGATTCTTCAATTGGTTGTGTACAGGTAGGGCAAACCACATTATCAGAGAAAAACTTATGTTCTTTTGTAAGGGTTGATACTTTATTTGATAATTTACCTTTCAAATTGTTAAGTTTTAATAACTTTTCACCTGCACCAATTAAATTTTCTTGTTGTTCAATCAAAGTTTCAACAGACCCTTCGATAGCTGAATTTGCCATTGAACAATCTTCTAATTCAAGAGATAAAGAATCTATCTTTTTCTTCTTAGAATCAATACTGTTCTTTCCCTGCTCTTCCAACTCTTTGATAAAATTCTTTTGCATATCCATTTTATCTTTGATATTATCTTTCTTTAAATCTAATGACCTTATACCTTCTTTTTGAATACGTATTTTATCTTTGATAATATTATTCATTGCAGAAAATATACGAATATCAAGAAGATCTTCAATAACCTCTCTACGATTCGATCCACTTAACTGCATAAATGGTACAAAATTACTACTACCCAAGATTACAATTTGAGTAAAAGATTTATAATTAACTTTTAATATATTTTCTTCTAGTATTTTCTGATTTGATCTATCGTCTGCTTCTCGGTGAAGAGCATTGCCATTGACTTCAATATCAAATATATTTGGTTTTATCCCACGTCTTACAAGATAGTCTCGATTATTAACACTAAATTTTATCTCAACTAAACAATCTCTCTCATTGCTTGTATTG